CTTGGGCATGGCTCTGCATCCCATTGATCCTCGTCCAGGTTTATTGGACCGGCCAAGTTGGCCGGGAGCCAATCACCGAGACGCCCGCCCCGAATCCGCCCGAAGTCGGGTCGGACCCGGGGGGGGGATGGGGTCCGTGGTCTGCGGAGCCTGTCCGTTCGCTCGCGGGGGTTTTCCCTGCTAGCGGAGAACGTACCGAGAGGGGCCTTCCATTCGGAAGGAATAGTCGGAACTTCCAGGTACACCTGTTCAAGACTGTGTTGCATGGCAAGACGGTCGAGAAAGGTGGCCCTGGAAGAGGCAGAAGAAGCAACCAGGAAACGAGAAGAAAACCTGCACTTGCAGATTGGCTTCAAGACCTGGCGGACTCGCTTCGCAACCGACGCGACCGTCATCACGGTATGGCAGTCGCGGGAGTCCCCAAGGACCGCACCCCGCCATGCGACTCCGGTTTTACACAACCGTGTCGTCGCTTGTTCAACTGGCTGCGCCGTGCGACAGCCAGGCGGGGGAAGCCCATAGGAAGCTCCTGGGTGTGGCTCCGGCACGTGCCGGGTAGTCACAACTACATCGGTTGTCGAAGTATCTGTCCATGGATCCCATCGTTCTTCCTGAACTGTTTCGTGGGTGCGAACTGTCGGGCGCGATGCGAAAGAACCCGATCGATGTCGATCGACCTCTGCACGCACGCGCTTCGAAGCAAGCAGACGCTCTTCATCCTCAGTCGGACGCGACCACGGGTTGCGATCCAACTGATAGCGGCCACGTTGGCCGCCATGGATGCTGAGCATCAAGCTTGCGCGAAGATGCCAAATACGACCCCCCGATTTGATGCCCTTAAGAAAGCCGCCGGCGTGTGGAAATCCACCGCCGCCGACTTCCCGGGGCACAAAGAGGGGAATCCCATGCGTCTGAAGGGCCTCGACAACGTGTCGATTTACCTCCAGAGAAGCAGGGATCAGGCGCTTCGCAGCTTTCGAACGACATTCCCGGTAGCCAAGGGCAGCTCGGGACCATCGATCGGTGTGCTCGTCAATGATCGAGGACACCGCGGGTCCCGCCCGTACAAACCAGGGCAGCACTGTTGCTGCCCCGGTAGGGGGCGGGGCGAGGATATGCCTCACAGGGATATCCTCCCCCAGCCAGACACCCTTGATTACTCCCCGCTCTCGAGCGGCTCGGTAGACTTGCGCCGTAGTGCGCGGAGAGACGCCAATTGGCTCCCTCAGCCGGCAAGTTGTGACGCGAAGCAGCGTCCCAGCTCTGCCGAAGTCTACACCCTCAAAGGCGAGGTAGTAAGACTTCTCTGCAAAGAGAAATCCTACCGGGCTTCGGAATGTCTTCGAAACCGAGAGTTCGCCCCCACTAGCAGTCAGGAGTCGCGAATAGCGATCCACTGCTGTAGTAGACATCACAGCGGCCATATCGTCTCCGCGGACGATAGCTGGGCAGCTGCCTGGGCGAACGGCCTGTGGAACTGTGGGAGTTCTGATAGAGTCCACTCCTTGGTGGGCCATATCAGCGAGAGCGAGGTTGTACAAACACAAGAGCGTCCAGGAACAGGGGGAACCCATGAGGGTCCCTCCCGTAGTACGAAGACGCTCACCGGTCTCGTACTCCAAGGTAACAGGACCGGTAACAACCTCAAATATGCGTGCGATTCGGCTGTCCAAGGACAGTCCGAGGCCCTCCAAAAGACCCTCGCGAAGGGCACGAAGAACACTGTGGGGAATCAGGTCTGTCGCGGCAGTAAGGTCTGCCGAGACAAACTCGGGAGCACTTGTTCCCGAAAGGACCGATTCAACCTGATCCCAAAGGGACAGGAGACCATCAGTTTCGACGTCCCGGTTGCTAAGATCGATCCTCGGGTCCGAACCGAGAATGGGCCAAAGCAGACGGCGGACAGCGTTGCCCGCCACTGTGATGCGCCCTCTCGGAGCGGAGACCACTCTGGTCTTCCACCCGAGTTCCGAAACAGCAACAACGCGATAAAATGGAGCAGACGCAGCCAGAACGTCATCCAGACGGGCAACTGGGCACCGAAGTCGGTGCTCAAGATACCATCTGGAGAACGTAGGAATCTCCTGTCGGATTTCCCGATCGGAGAACCTAATCCCCTCGACAGACCCGTGTCTGCCGCGGAGATAACTGACAAACGTCTGAACCAATGGGTCAGGGTCGTCCTCAACCGACGTCAGTCGAGGACCTCCCTTTCCGAAGGCCTCAATGAACTGCCGAAATTGTTCAGCGTCGTCGACGAGTCGTTCCCGATAATAGTCGAGCTCGACCTCGTCAAGACAACCAGCGACAATCTCGGAGATATCCTCGGACTCAGCGCAGAGCCCGATGTAACCTCCGGTGTCGCTGTCGGGGAAGAAGTCTTCACCGAGCTGTTCAAACAGGGCAGTACGAATCGCTTGCATCCGCTCTCGAAACTCCTGGCGGACATCTTCGAGCTGACCCCCTTTGAGGAGCGAAAACTCTGCTGCAGCACTTTGCGACAGCGCAGTCTCAGCTCCCCTTGGGAGAACCTCCCTCCGTTCTGCGGCCCAACGTTTGGCCCACAGGCGGAAGGAGGCCAACAAATGTTCAGGAACATCCACGGGATGTCCGGTCAACCTCTGCCGATGTTTTGCGAGGGCCTCCGCAAGGACGGGGGCTCCCGCATCTCCATCGGCCGGTGGCAACGACCGAGACCATCTGGCCAATTGGGCCAGAGTCCCGCGGAACTGAACAGGATCCTTAATCTTGGCACCGATAGCTCCAACCTCAAATCGCTTCCACGGGAAGCCCCGAGGTGGTTCCGGTTCACCTGGCAACTTTGCCAGAGGTTCCAGACGGAGCGATCGCCACCGAGACCAGTTGCAATAGGATTTGATCTGGGCACATGTCCAGGCCAATCCGCAACTGTGGATCGAATTATGTATCCAGTCTCGAAGATATTCGATCCCTTTTACGGTTTGCCACCGGTCGCGGGTGCGCATGCACCAGCCCCGATGACAGCCGTCGAAGAGAGCACAGATACACAGCCGAATGCCCAGCCAAGTCCGGTTAGCGGGATCCAAGTGGACCCGCTCAACCGCATGGCGATGTCTATGCCTCTTGTTCCGAACATATGGGCGTTGGGATACCCCGGCCACGTGGCCGAAGTACCCCGCGACCCCCCCTCTCAATCTGGTACGAGCTTGAGGAGGCTGGCAGTCACATGCCGGTTTCCCGGTCCTGACCGCGGTCCCCCCAAAGGGCTTCGGCAGGACAGCTCGAATATCCAACGGCATACGATACCGGAACACGTGTTTCGGTAAAGTGGCCATTGGTCAAGCTGCCCTCTGGT